GGACCGGGAGAGGGAGAGGAGGGAGGAGGGAAGGAGGGAAAGGCTGAAACCGGAAGGTGAACCCGATGTTTTGTTTTTTTTAGAAGTCTTTATATACACCATAACCATACCAACCCCCCTGGAGTCTCCTGGCCTATCCCTAGGCGCTACCCATCCCTGAGGGGGTTATGGGGCTGAGGTTCTCTCAGAATTCTAAAATTCTGGAGTTCTGGGCGTCCGGCTATGCTCCATGGGGAGGGGGGATCTTCTCTTTCTCTCTCAAAATTTAGTACCCTTGAGATTCCCCCGTAGGGGGAAGGGGGGTTGACTTCTCCTCCCAGCCGCTGTTACCTTCGGGGTTGAGGGTTCTAAGGGAGGCCGAAAGGCTTGAGCTCTTAGCAGAGATGGACCGGAGGGGCTCTACGCCGTTTGTAAGGGTAGGGCCCCTTTTTTACTAAGGAGGAGTGGGGAGTGAGCTTCATCATCAGACAAAATGACCGAGCTGATACGACAGGATGACCGAGCTGATCGGTCAGAATGTCCGAGGGATCATAAAAGAACTAGTACAAAGAACAAAGAATGCATGCATGGGGTACAGGGTCAGGAGGCTACTGAGGCTATTGAAGCACTCAAAGCGGTTAGAATCCGGAGGAAGCCCTTAAATGGAAGACCTTCTAACCAGTGTGAACCCCTTATGGAAAAACCAAGTGGATAGTCGGGGAAGGGTGGTGAGTGTGGAGAAGTTCAAGGAGTTATTCGATGCCTGTGTGGAGTACGAAAATGGACCACTTATACCTCCACAGCCAGTCCCTGATGGGCAGGCTGTCGTTGGAACAGGTGTATCTGCAGGAGGGGGTGGATAGGTTTGGCTGTCTCCCACCTCCAGAACAAGGCCATCCACCTGATTGTATTGGATCGGTGGTCGAAGCACGATGTCGGGGGGATCATCGCCAAGTCGTTGAAGGTCACCCGGTCTACGGTCAATCGGTGGAGGGCGACGGAGGAGTTCAAGGAGGAGCTCACTCGACAGATAGAGCTCTTCAGACACAACTTTGATGATGTCAAGCTGGCCGACCGGAAGGAGCGGGTGTTGTGTTTGTCGGAGTTGTACGACACCATCGACGATAAGCAGGTACAGTTGAAGATCAAGGTCCTCACCGCCATCCGTCAGGAGGTAGGGGATGACAAGCAGGTGGTGGAGGTCCAGCATACCGGAGAGGTCGGGTTGAGACTCCCTCCCCGGGCCAGCAACTACGAGGAGTGGATGGATCAGAACAGGAAGATGGAAGCGGTTGAAGCCGAATCAGTGGAGGTAGTCGATGGCTAAGAAGAAGACTCCCAAGATCAAGAAGAAGGCCCCTAAGAAGACCAAGATAACTCCCCTCCCCAATGGGAGGGAGTTATCAGAAGCGGTAACCCTCACCGAACCCCTCTCCCCCCCGGAAGAGGGGTTTGACTTGGTTCAGGCGGCTCAGGAATGTTTGGATCGGTTGGGTGCCGCCATCCCCTCCGTTCAGTCGGATGGGACGATAGTCCGGTGGGTGAGGGAGACGGACTACACTGCCATCGAACATCGACTGTCAAGGATCATAGAGGGAGGATAGGATGCCCAAACATGGAAGTAAGCACGTAGCCAAACCAAAGCCCAAGGCCAAACCCAGACCTCGTCCCAAGGGGAAATAGAGGAGGGTAGAATGCCTAAAGGGGTAGCCTGGAAACCCCAACCCGGGATGCAGGAGATGGCCATTCGGGCCTCCTTCATCCCTGAGTTGTTTGTGGGGGGATCCCGGGGTCCGGGCAAGACTTCCTTCCTGATTGGGGACTTCGCAGCGGACGTACAGGAATATGGTTCCTCCTGGAGGGGGATTATCTTCCGCAAGACCTATCCCGAACTGGATGAGGTAGTGGAGGAGGGGAAGAAGGTTCTGTTCAAGGCCTTCCCCGGAACCGAATACAAGGTCGGGGTGCATGAGTTCAGGATTCCCCATCCCACCGGGACCGTCACCCTTCGATTGAGGCATATGGAGACGGAGGCGGATGCGGATCATTACCAGGGTTTTTCGGCTACCTGGATCGCTTTTGACGAGTTAACCAACTGGCCCAATCTCAAGCCCTACCACAAACTGAAAGCTATCCTCCGTTCCCCGGATGGGATTCCTAATATGAGGATGAGGGCTAGCGGGAACCCGGGAGGGATCGGCCACCAGCCGGTGAAGCGGTATTTCATCGATCCCTGCCCCGAGGGAGGGCAGATCATCAATGATGGGCAGTCGGAGATGCCGCGGATGTTCATCCCCGGCAATATCCGCGAGAATCGCATCCTCCTCGACAGCGATCCCAACTACATCAACCGCCTCAAGAGCGTTGGAGACCCGATCCTGGTCAAGGCCTGGCTCGAGGGGGATTGGAACGTTGCGGTAGGGTCGTTTTTCAGTAGCTGGCGTACCGATGAGATCGTTGTCAAGCCTTTTGAGATCCCCCCCTCCTGGCCCCTGTTCGGGGCCCTGGATTACGGGGAGGCCGCTCCCACTAACTTCGCCCTCCATGCCATCGACTACGACGACAATCTCTATCAGATCACCGAATACAACCGGGCGGGGGCCGCGGCCTCTTCCCATGCCTACGAGATCAACAAGCTGATCGAGTCCTGCCCCTATACCCAGCAGTCAGGGGGTGGAGGGCGTCCACCAGACTCCATCTGGGCGGATCCCTCGATGTGGGCCAAGAGACGACTCACCGAAGCCGTCACCCACTCCCCCGCTGATGTGTTTTCGGAGAACGGGCTCTACCTATCCAAGGGGAACAATGACCGAATCACCGGCTGGAGAGTCATCAACGATCTTCTCGAGAACAAACGATTATTCGTCTTTGGAGGGGAATGGAACCGGAATACGCTGGAAACGATACCTAACCTACCTAGAGACAAAAATAACCCAGAGGACGTGGACACCCGTAGTGATGATCACGCCGGAGACCGCCTGCGTTACGCCTGTATGCATGCCTACAAACCCGCCAAACCCGTCCAGCCCCGAGACCGGGACCCCTTCTTAGGGGGGAACGTGTTGGGGGAGTTGGATGAGATCCAGGAAGAGAGAGCCTACGCATGACTCAAGTCACCGAACAGCCCAAGGAACGCACCAACCAGAACCTGTCCGACGACCAGTTGGATTTTTACAAAAAGTCCTTCGAGACCTGCAAGGACTTCATGAAGCCCAAACACGCCGAGTGGCGCCGGCTGTTGAAGCAGTACAACCTCGAGCTGAAGGCTTCCAAGCTCCCGGCGAGCAAGGTGGTAAAGATCTCTCGGTTCCTCCCCCTATCCCGGCAGATCATTACCTCCATCGCCTTCAACTACCCCCATATCTTCCTCAAGGTGGAAAATCCCACCATGGCTTTCCAGGCGGAGATCCTCGAGCGCATCGACAATGCCCTCATCGAGCTCACCGGAGCCAAACAGGAAGTCCAGCAGCAGATCTTCGATGCCCTGTTCTGCTACATCGGCTGGATTAAGTTCGGGGTCAACCCCCCAGGGGATGAGGACATCGTCCCGCCCTATGTGGCCAACGACGATATGTCCAACGGCAACGTCTATGCCATGAGAGTGAGTCCCTTCAACATGTACGTCGATCCGCTCTGCACCCCTCACAAACTCTCCCATGCCCGCTACGTCTGGGAGGAGATGCTGGTGCCCTTGGAGTTCGTCAAGCAGGACAAACGCTTCACCGATGCCTTCAAGGATGAGGTGAAGGCGATCACTAAGGACAGCGATGAGGATGGGTTCATGGCGGATATGGACCAGGACGACGACTCCGATCCGGAAGAGAAGGCCCTGATCGAGTCCAAGACGGATGGGAAGTTCACCGTCCTCAGAGAGTTCCATGATCGCATCCACAAGAAGCGCCTCACCTTCGCGGTGGGGGTGGAACAACCCGGGGAGGTCATCGATCATCCCTTCCTGGCCGGCAAGTCGGAGGTGGAGTTGGATCCTATCAGTGGGGAGGAGAGACTGACTGGCAAGTTCACCCCTACCGGAGGCTATCTGGTGCAGGGTGGGTTTCCCTACAAGGATTTATGGTTTGATTTCTCTGGAGAGTCCTTCTACGGCAAGCCGATGATGGCCTACGCCGAAGATACCCAGGCCCTGATCGTTGAATCGGTCTCCCGGCGGAAAGCCCTACTCAAGCAGAACACCCGCAAGATATTGGGTCAGAAGAACGAGCAGTCGGCCAATCCCAACATTGGGGATTCAATCACCAGAGGGGATGACGACTCCATCATCTGGGTCAACGACGTCAATAACGCCTTTGCCGAGATGCCGATCAATAACGTCCCCCAGGATCAGTTGGGGTTGGAATCCGATGCCCGTCAGTATGAGGAGCAGATCCTCCAAGTCTCGCAGTTGTCCTTGGGAGGAGGGCCGTCAAGGACAGCAACCGAGGCCTCTCTCATTGCCTCCTTCGGGCAGTTGAACCGCGACTGGATGCAGGACAAGGTGGCGGATGTCTACCGCATCATGGCCCACAACTTCAACCGCATCATGGCCGACCGGCGCTACACCCCCATCAACTTCCTCATCAACATCGCCGAGACCGAGAATGAACCGATCTTTGAGGTGGTGACGGCGGATATGTTCAAAGCCCGCTGGAAGATCGTCGTTGAGGCCGGCTCGATGAAGCCGCTGTTCGAGGAGCTCGAGCGGGAGGATGCCCTCGCCCTCTTCCAGTTCCTCATCCGCTTGCCTGAGATCCCCCGACCCGAGGCCATCAAGCACCTGTTGCGGGCCTTCCGGGTGCCGAACATGGAGAAGTTCATCGGCCAGACCGCCACCATCGATGCTCAACGCGCTGCCCAGTACGAAAACCAGTTGATGATGCAGGGCGGTAAGGTGAAGGTGGTACCCACCGAGAACCACCGGGCCCATGCCGTAGTCCACAAGGGACTGCTGGAGTCGAAGGACTCACCGCTGGTACAGGGGATCCAGCAACTGCAACAGTTGGGACCGGCCATGCAGCCTGAAC